GTCACTGTTGCTCCTTCATCATCAATAGCACTAGCTATATTACTATATGCTTTTTCATTGAGCAGGCCTAAATGAAAACACTGTTCCAAGGCTGTTATAAGATCTGTTTTGCTTGGGTTTGTCATATGTTTTTTGTGAAATTTTTTCGATAACATTTTATAATAATAAGGTGTTATCGTAAATTCATTTTTTCTCCTAAATGATTAGATAACATTCTACATTATTAGGTGTAGGATGTAAGTAAATTCGCTATTCACCTAAAAGCCAAAAAAATGAAAAATATTGACCTGTCCATTAAAAAAGATGCAATGGATGAAATTATTAAAATAGTTTTTGATGATATCAAAAGCACCATTATAGAAAATAAAAAAGAAGGTTTGAATAAAATGTATGATGTTACTGATACGTCTATTAAAAAAAATGCATTTTCATTCAAATTTCTTGATGAAAAATATACTATTCAAGCAAACACTTTTTATTATCCGATACCATAATATTTGCTACTTATAAAAATGATCAGGATTTGAGAAATCTAACACTTAGGGTATTAATTGATGGCGAACGCGGTGTAGATGAAACTCCTATTGGAAAATCTAATTTTTTTGGCTCAGAAAAAATAGTAAATATTTATAATGTAGGTGTTATTTATCAAGAAATATTTCTTGATCTAATTAAGCAAATACAGGATAGGCAAATTTCAAATTTTTTCACTTACTAAAACCAATAAATACCCATATAATGGAAAAGAATAATTATCGTGATATCAATAATAAACTACCACAAGCAGCTTCTGAATTTTTAGAAGCTATAAAAAAAAATGCAAAAATATATACTAAAGATCACATCGGTGAATTACTCGAATTCGATAACGTTAATAATCCCAATTCTTATAGTTTTTCGAGCAAAACTTATGCAATTGAATTAGATTTTTTGCCGTTTGCCGAATGTGTAAATCTCACCACTTTTTTGGAAGAAACACAAGAAGAAATTAAAGAATTGAGAACACAGTTAGTAGTTGATGGGTTTGATCCCGCTGGTAATATGATAATGAAAGGAAAATTAATCGGATCAGAAACCATTAAATCCATTGATTTTGTTGCATCAGATTATTTGCTTGCCCTCGTAAATTATGTAAATAAAGCTGAACACTCAACCGCTGACAATTTCTTAGAATGGAATTAAAAAAAGCCCGCCATTTTGGCGGGCTTTTTTCTTTAAGTAAATCAAGTGATCACTATCTTTTTTTGCCAAAAAATCTTTGAATTATATTTCTCTTTTTCTGCTTTACTGAATCAATAATTACAACGTAGCAGGTATCTTTTATTGTCTCCCTTTTAACGCCTGCATTAGCAACCAATCTCTGTATTTCATCATTCTGTTTTTTGATTATTAAAGCTTTTTGTTTTGTTTCTATTGTCTCCCTGTCAAGGATCAATGCAGCTTGTTTGGCTTCATCTTGTTTAACCTCGATTATTGGCTTTACATATACACTATCTGTCTGTTGAGCCGCACCCGTGATAGGTGGGGTAGTGACAAAAAATATAACACCTAAGCAAATTAAAAGAATTATTACAATTGCCTTTTTCATACTTACTTTTTTAGTTTCTTGATGATTTTTTCATTGGTAATAATGATATCATCTATCTTATTATTAGTCTCCTCTTGTTTGGTTATCCTATCCCGCAATTCCTGATTATTTTTTTCCATCAGGCTTACCATTTCTTCTGTGTGTTTATCGTCCTTTATTCTTATTTCTGAATTAAGAAAATCGATTTTATTATTCAAAGTATCAATGTTCGTTTGGCAAGTAGATCTCACATTTTCAAGGCCGGATTCTTTTGTTATATACAGGTAACTAACAGTACCAACTAAAATAAATAGGGCGATTAGAAGGACATAAACGAAAGCTAGTAGAGGCCATTTTTTAGCCACATTCACTATGTCCCTTATTTGGTAATTCTTTCCTTCAATGTTTGGGTCAATCGGTAATTCTTCGCTTGATGTATCGGACATTGCGGCTCTATATTTTTGTCATTTTCATTATCTTTTTTGTCTAAATAATTTTGTAAAGACAGTTGAGATTTTGAATAGCTTTTCCTTTTTGTTTCTTTCATATTTTCCAAATTATTTAATCGCAACATCCATCATTATACCCTCGACCATTAGTATATCGATCAGATAAAACAAGTCCGGAAAAATAATTAGTACGCTTTGTCACATTAATACCGTTTTCGCCCAATTGATGATATTCCGGGAAGTCATTAATATGTAGCTGGATAAATGATTTTACTCTTTCAAGATAATTTTCAGCAATATTTTTCACAGTTTGCCTTAAAAATTTAAGGTCATCCAAATCCGCTGGATCACTAAAATCACTCTTCTTTTCACTAATTGATTTGTTCGTTAAACGAAAGGAAATAAAGGGCAAGGCGTAGTAAAGCGCCCATTGCGCAAGCGCAGGCTGTATGTAATCATTCAATAAAATAAGGTACTTACCAGTTAAGGTAGATTGTCCTGAACCAGCATCAATAGCGGAACACAGCTTATAATATAGGGCATTTCCTATAGAAAATTGTAGGTTGATATCTTGTGCCTGCTTGATAGAATTTATCAATAGTGATGGATCAACGTTATTATCAATAGTTGTATTCTTAATTAAATAGTTGGTGGATATAAGATTGGAATATGACATTATGAGAGTGGTATATTTTTTCCAGCATAGACCAAAGTATTAGCCTGCTCCTTGCTATAACCAAGTATAATAAACACCTCTACTTTTTGTTCATTGCTAATAGCAGATGAAAGAACAGAAAGTAAATCGGTGGTACTAACCGCGATTTCTAAATCAAGTGAATATTTATTTAGCGTCAGCTTATCAGTAACACCCGCTGCCCTAGCAAGCCTATTTAATTCGCGTTCGATTATCTGTTGTTTGGGGTTGACATAAACACTCTGAAAAATAGCAAGGTCTTTTACAAGATCATTGGTGTTGCCTAGTTCACCGGCTGTCTTTACCCCGAATAATGCCGGGTTAGTTATGCGGTGCGAAATGTAAATACCGTTCTCCGCATCCTTTACTAATTGCGCAAATCTATCATCGGTTGTGTTCATCTCAATCGGCGTTATTTGCGGCGCACTATCCTTATCCTCGCTGAATGAAATGAATATTTTACCAGCGTTTTTTGCTCCTTCGTATTGTTTGCGCAGTTGTTTAAGTACTATTTCCATCTCCTCTTCTGTCGGTATACCTTGTGGCATATTGATAATAAATGAGGGCGAAAAAGAATTCTTGATATTGTTCCTGTGAAAGTTTGAAATTTCGTTATCAATATCGATCCAGTTTAACCCAGCCATATAGCCCGGTATAGGATACCAATTATCGCCAACTCTATGCTCTTGCACATAAATAATTTGGTTCGATTTTTGTCTATCAACCTCAGAAAATTCGGGGTATAATATTGTCTCGTTTGTGCTGTATGAAGACCAGTTATCACTCACTAAATAATTTGTCTTGTTTGGTTTTTTGGGATCAGGTTTTTTTATTCTGACACTTGCTATGTCTAAATATTCTACCTGCGCAACGATAGTTCTATCCCTTGACCATATCGCTTGTGCAGCAAAGCCTCCGTACATTTCTAGGTCCATCGACCACATTGAAACGATCTCATTAAGGTTATCCGATCCGTGCCGGTTGCTGATAAATAATATTGCATCGTCCGATAGGCCATCAGTATTGATTCCATTACCGCCAATCATTCTTGCCTTCGTTTCGATTAGAGCCGCGTGCTTGCCGCTTTTATAAAAGAGGTCTTGTAAAAATTGTGGGAATCTATTATTATCTCCATAATTAATTACGCCACTCGCAGATATTGTTTCGGCGTATGACGGTATGCAATCAGCCGCCATTGTGATCAGTTTAAGATCACTCTGTTTTTTCTTTTCATTATTATTTAAAGGCGTCTTTTCATTCATTAATGGGTTTAAATATTTTTGTAAGTCGGTGTGATATCTGTGTCTTCTATAGCCGGTGTTTCATTTTCATCCAGCACGATTAAAATGCCTTCATCTACCTTACCTAGTCGTAACATCTCATCATCGATTTCAAATACTGTATAATCATAAGTGCCTATCCGTAGGGGCAATATTTCTCCATCATAATTTATCACATCAGGATCATAATTTGATAGATCATTTGTAACTGAAAATGTGAATGAATTATAATAATTAGGGTTGCTTGAATGATCCGGATAGGAGAAAATATACCTAGCATTCAAATCGGTATTTACTAACTCAAATTGAAATGTTGGATAGACATTATTAACCTCACCGTAAAGGGTAAGGATAACTTCTGTATCACCACTATTTTTTAGGTAAATCATTCTTTGTATCCTTAGTTTTTATCGTTGGTATTTCTTCAAATAAATCGCTGTAACCCGCATCAGATATATATTTATACAGGGCTGGTTCGACAAATCTTAAACAGATATGGCCGCTCATAAATGGATTTTTTATTGTCTTGTCTATATGTTCTTCTTTTATTCTTAATGACATTTTTAATCGTGAAATTTTAAAAAAGCCCCTCGGTTAAAAGGGACTTTTTATTAAGTCGGGGAGACTTTTAAATCATCGCCTGATAAGGGCTATTAGGACAATGAAATAATACTAAGAGCGGCTGCTCCACTCACCTCATAGGCAAGATCTTTTTGTTTAGATATCATTGTTACATTCGCACCTGACATATCACCAAAATTTTTACCAGCTCCTATTTCGGCGGTAGATACTTTCATAGGACCATCAGCATTACAAAGCCAGTATTTACCATTATTATCTAAAACCAAAACGCGGAATGATCCTTTATTCAATACCCGTAAAGTATTGGTTAGTTCTGATGTCAGATTTAATAAGGTCATTGTGATAGTAGGCTCATAAAATATAGTGCCATTCTCGTTATTGAGAGATGCTGGTTGTGCAAATGAAGAACCTTCAAGTTCAGTTTCGAACTTGAAAAATTTACTTGCTGTAGCGGAAAATGCAGTGATGCTATTACTAGCTGTTGCAAGTGTATAACCGAAAGTAGTACTGTCGTAATTCTGAATATACACGCCTGCTAAACCACCTGTGACCCTGCACGATAATCCTACGCCAGCGGTAATTGCGCAATTTATTAAAGACATATTTTGATTGAAATATTTTTATTTAGGAGTGCGGACATGTCCGCACTCTAATTTTTTTTACTTGTTTGACACCACATATTGCGGGAAGCCAATTTGCACCCCTGATTTCCATTTGGCCCGGAATCTAACTTCATCCGTATTTAAATCGAACCATACCCGGAAAGATTCACTATCAGATTGTAGATCAAAAGCGTGGTGTAAATTCTGAGTAGTTGTAAGAAAATAACGATTATTAACCATTCCCTTGGTAGCTACTATCTTCACGTTGCTCCCCGGAAAGATCATAGTATAATCATTAGCAGCATCAACCGCTGTATAGTGATAATTGTTCTGATCGATCAAGGCGAAGGTGATCATATTGAATGTGGCATAATTTACAAACATTGTTAAATCATCCTGCGCCAAAATATCCTCTGGTATAGCGGTAATAGCGGCTCGCACGTTGGCTAAAATGTTAGCAGAAGTGAATGAAGCTGATGCACCGGCAGGGATTACTTTACTTGCGCTGGATCCTGTATGATCCATTATTTGCAGTAAGCCATCGCAAAGAGTATATGGTGATGCAGTACCGCCGATGAAATCATCACCAGTAGTAGAACCACGCCAGAAATACGTATCTATTGTTGAGGCTATTTTTGCAACTTTGTCTGCGGTAAATATTTTATCAATTTCAATCGGAATGGATTCGTTGTAAGAACCGACCGACTTCATATATTGACCTGTCCAGTAATCTTCAAATTCAGCGAGGCAAATAGATTCTTCTATTTTGAAATCACAGACCTGAATGTCTCTTTGCGAAAGGGCAATAGTGCCTTGGGGATTCCATCCACAAGAGCCACCGGCAACAACGGCCAAAGAACTGTTCATTATGTTAAGGCTCTGTTTGTATTTCACGCCGGGATGTGGTGTCATTAATGCGGCTGTTCTACCTGTCAGCGTAAAGGAATTAATTAGCTGATTACTTATCTGATCTGTATATTTAGTAAGTGATGATAAATTTATTGACATTCATTTTTTATAATTTTTATTTTCGCTTTATGCGAATTATTTTCTATTGTTTACTATTTGCATTATCGAATCAACTTCTGCTTGTATAGCGTTTGGCGTTCCTATTTTCTTCTTATTGTATGGCTCACTTTCTGGCTGTTTAGCGAACTCCATTATCTGATTTGACATCTTGACGTTGCTATCCATTATCTTTTGAACCATTGGCAGGATATCATCCATTAATTTTTCAAGAGCATCGATTCTTTTTATTAATTCTTTATCAACTGGTGCGTCTTGGGGTGGTGTTTCAACTGGTAAATCTTCCATTGCTGTAGTTACTTCATCTCCGTTATCTTGATTATTTTCCACTGTAGAAATTGCACTTACAACACCATTCGTAACAGTAATCGTTGTGCCATCTTCCATTTCATAATCACCGTCTTCAAGTGGAGTCTGATTACCATCCCCATCTAAAAGAAATACTTCGCTGTCAATAGATAATTCAGGAGCAGAACTAGCAATCTTTTGACCGTCCTTAGTTACAAATACATTTGATGTATCTGCGAATTTTAAAAGACTTTTCATTTTGTCTTTCATCATCGCTATTAGTTCTTGTCTATTCATTAATTGTCTTTATTTCTTTAGGTAAACCCTATATTATCTATTGTAGCTACTTTATGATAATATTAAATTCGAGTCCTTATTTTTTCAAAATATCTTTCATCAGCCTGATACATTCTACCTCATCTAATGAATCAATCACATCATCAATAGTTGGTTCATTTTCTGTTTTAAGTGATACTAATTTTTGATTAAGTAATCCTTCGATCGAGAATCCGTACTTATTATTTTCCTTTATTTCAGTTTTGAAAAATTCTTCATCAGGGATATGCACTTCAATAAACCAAGTGCCAATTGGCAGATCATTAAAGCCATAATATTTTGACTTATCATAAGTAGTATCTTCAATTATCCAACTACCAATTATATGCGCTGGTGCAAGGACATTAGTATGGTCGATGTTGATAGACTTATTATTGTTCGATCTTTGAAATTTATCCACCAGCCTTTTAATATTCTCTTTTGTGAAGACCACATAATATTCTTCGTCTTCATTGTTACGATATATTTTTATATTCGGAATAATGACAGGCCCAGCGATGATTTGTTTTTCCGCATCGCCGGTAAACATCATTTCAAATTTGCCTTTTCTTGTGACTGATCTAATGCGCTCACGTCCTGATTTTCTTGCTGCTCGCTTGGTTTCCCATTCTGCTTTTTTTTCAAGACACAATTCACATACATCAGGTTCGGTAGTCCATACGCCGTTTAGTATATAACACTTGCAGTTAGGATGGCAGGGTGGGATTGCGAAATCATCAAAATCGAAATATTCTTCATCGTGATCATTGAAATACATACCCATTACTTTTATCGCAGGTTCGCTTGTGAGTGACACAAAACGAATTCCGCTTTCGTCAAATTCATCAATGAATATTTCATACACTGGCAAATTGTCCTTTTCATATTTATACTTCATTTACTTATTAATTTTTATGGAAATCTAGATCGTGATTCTACTTTTACTGTTCGTGATTGAGCAGTGCTTATGTCGGCTTCCAGCACATAAACCTTTTGTGCTGTAACACCATTGGAATTATTTAGTGAAGAATTGCCAATCCCAAACATTGCAGGTGGTTTAATTGATGGTGTTGATGGAGCGCCAGCGCCAGCACTTAGTGAGACAGAGGGAGCGGATATACCACTACCTGAATCACCACTATCGGGGCTGAACTTCTTTGAGAGTATGAGAAATATTTACTGTTGCTGATGGAATTATTTGGGCATTCATCAATGAGCATCACTAAAAAATATCTTGGTATTACTCAATCAGAAGTACTGGATGTTTACGATTCTCTTTAATCAAAAAATATTAAAACAAAAGACCGCTACTAGCGGTCTTTTTTCATTTCATCTATCTGCCTTAATTGTGATTCCATATTATCTAAATTCGATCTCCCTTTAATTGAAATATTATCACCAGCTTGGGTGATAACAAAGCCATCAATAACCGGGCTTATCTTTTGATTAATTATCTTGACTGATCCATTAATCGTTTGTTCAAACGTAATGTTAGATTGTAATATAATATTTCTAAACTCATTTACTCTATATTCTATATTGATTCTTTTCTTCATATCGCCATCGCCATTATAGACCGTTATGTGGCTTATAATTGATCTGACAAGGGTTTGTCTATCCTTATCAGTGATCGAGGCGTTAAGGAGCATCTGAGACACGTTATCGAGGTATGTGATAAGTGCTTCCCCTTGTGTCGCTATTGAAGCATCCGGTTTGGTTAGATCAAGCATTGCCTGTAAAGTTGCAATATCTGATTCTATTTTAGTCTTCTGTTTAGTGTAGTCCTTTTTCGTTATCACTTCATCTACCAACAAGTCTAGTATTTTATCCTGCTTATCTACCAACAATTGTATTTCTGATTCCAGCTTATCTACTCGACTATTGATAGTAGTGTGTTCCTGATTCTTTGATAATATTTCAATCTGTTTTCTTGCCGCATCCGGTAACTGTTGGATAGAATCTAGAACATACTTATCCAGTGTTGGTATTAACATTGCACTGTTCCCACACTTATCCTTTTTGTATCTGGTCGATAGACAGGTATAATGATTGTCAACTAGTGTTTCCCTTTTACGTCCGTAGAAATTACGGCCACATACTTTACATTGGATAAGACCTTTCAAGAGATAAAAATATTTATCGTTCTTACCACTCGATGAAGCTTGTTTTATCGAGAGTTGAATTTGAACGGCATCAAAAATATTTTGATCAACAATTGGAGTGACAGAATATATTTTACCCCCGTACATTCTTTCACCCATATAAAGCTTGTTACGTAGGATTGTGTGTACAGTTTTTTCTGCCCACGTGAATGATGTTTTAACAACTTTCTTTCCCCCTCTTTTGATAGTCATTTTATGGCTGTCACCATTCAGTTTTGCAATCTCTCTTTTAGTTGGGATGCCATTATCATTTAGAGTATGAGCGATAGAATAACAAGATTGATTTTGGAGTGCTAGTTGAAATATATTTCTTACTACATCTGCTTCAACATCATCAATCAATAATTGTTTGTTCACCTTCTTAAATCCGTAGGGGAGCATAATGTGATGTGCGCCGCCATCTGCCACTCGTTTATGTAAACCTCTGATTACTCTAGTTCGGATTTTGCTCAGTTCATAGGCTGCAAAGATCAATCGGATACTTGTCATTAGTACTGATGCATCGTTGTTCTGATCAATTATTTCATCGTTTAAAATAAACGTGATGGAATAATGTAAAAGGTCTTTCATTATCACAGCACCTTCTACCTTATCCCTACTAATTCTATCGAGATCAATTGCCCATACGTGTGATAGCTTACCAGCAAAAATATCTTGCATCATCTCATTTAGCATTGGCCTTTCAGCAACAGACAATGATCCTGATAGGCCTTCATCACAATATATTTTATGGGCGATACCTAGTTGTTTTGCCTTACTAATACCACGCTCTTTTTGATTGGCAATTGAGGTGTTGGTAAGTTGCTTATCTGTACTCACCCTACAGTATATTCCTAGACACTCATCGGTGTATTTTATCACCTGCTTTATCACGGTCTTTTTTAGTGGATACGCCATTACAGAAAATTTAGGCTTGCAAGATACTAACATTCAGTTGAATACAATAAGTACTCTTCCGATGTTGCATTGGTTGGTGGAGGAAGCAATCCTGCACCCGGTGAAATTTCGCTGGCACACAATGGCGTATTGTTTTTAGATGAATTGCCGGAGTTTAAACGAACGGTATTGGAAGTGATGCGGCAACCGATGGAAGAACGGCGGGTGACGATTGCACGTGCCAAAATGAGCATTGATTTCCCGGCCTCCTTTATGCTCATCGCTTCCATGAACCCTTGAACATGCGTTGCCTTGTTTGCGTTATGAAAGCCAAACCGGAAAACCAATGCCTGTTTCCTATCCTGAAAACCCTGTCTCTATAGGAGACCATATAAGAAAGAAACGAATGGAGCTAAAGCTATTTCAAAAGGACGTGGCGAAGATTTGCGGGGTTACTGAAGACTGCATTACAAACTGGGAAAAAAACAGGAGTGTGCCTCAAATTCAGTTTTACCCTCTAATTATTAAGTTTCTGGGGTATTTGCCTTTTAAAGTTGATTTGACTACGCTTTTAGGGAAATTAAAAGCATATAGGCACATGAATGGGCTTAGCCAGAAGCAACTAGGGAAAATTCTTATGGTTGACGCGGCTACTGTATGTAGCTGGGAGTTGGGAGAACACAAGCCACAAAAGGAAATGTTAACTAAACTGAATTTAATGTGGGAAGGGAAAAACGAAGAAGTGGATGCTTAGTGCTATTCAGGAGAGCTTTCTCGCTTTACTATTCAACTTTCAAACAAATTCTCCATCCAATGAACTCAAGAATTGACTTATTTAATAGTATGAGCTATCAGAACTATTTTTTATATCCCTTTTTTATTATACTTTCAATAATGGCACGCTTAATTTTTACTTCTTCATCTGTTAATTGTATGTATGTTACAGTGACTTTGTAGGTTTTTTCAGTTTTTTCAGACGGCAAAACCTTTCTGTCCTGAACACTTGTGATGCATTCGGGAGGATCGATATTGCATTTATGTTG